AGACCTCGAAGGCGGGCCGCAAGTCTGATCTGGCGTACAACGTCGCCAAGAAGGGCGTCGAGCTGCGCATCGACATGGAGTCGATCGTGCTTGGCAACCAGGCATCGACTGCCGGCTCTGGCAACGCGGCGAGCAACCGCAAACTTGGCGCTTTCCGCGCTTGGCTTGCGTCGAACGACGCGATGGGCTCCGGCGGCTCTTCGGGCGGCTTCAACACCTCCACCAGCGTTGTTGACGCGGCCACCAACGGCACCCAGCGCGCCTTTACCAAGGCCATCCTGGATTCGGTGATCCTGTCCACCTACAATGCGGGCGGTTCTCCGAAAACCCTGATGCTGGCGCCCTACGCCAAGACCGTGTTCTCGACCTTCATGTCGGACAGCAACGTGGCGCTTCAGCGCTACGAGGCCCCGAGCAAGGGTCAGACCACGATCGTCGCCGCGGCCGATATGTATCTGTCGGACTTCGGGCCGGTCTCGGTCGTCCCCAACCGCCAGATGGCCCGCGCCGGCGCGACTGTCGCCCGCAACGCCTTCTTGGTTGACCCGCGCATGGTCTCGCTCGGCGTGTTCGATGACATCCAGCTCGTGAAGCCCGCCAAGACCGGCGACGCGGAAAAGCGCGTGCTCGTCACCGAATACACGCTGCTCGTCAATAACGAGGCTGCCCACGGTGTCGCCGCCGACATCTACGGCCTGACCTCGGCATCCTAAGGAGAACTGAACAATGGGATATCCTTTTGCCCCCATCGCTATCACGGCGGCTGTTACGCTTGACCGTGATGTCCACGCCAACGGCCCGCTGCTGATCTTCAACGTGGCGGCCGGAGCAACCGTGACCCTGCCGGCTTCGGCCGGTACGGGCGACCGCTATCGCTTCCTGGTTCACACCACCATCACCTCGAATAGCGCCAAGATCCAGGTCGCCAATTCGACCGACGTGATGGAAGGGTCGATCATGACCAACCAGGATTCGGGCGACACGATCGCCGGTTGGGAAACGGCGTCCACCTCGGACACTATTACCCTGAACGGCACCACGACCGGCGGTCTGAAGGGCGACTACATCGAACTTGAGGATGCTGTGTCCGGCTTCTGGCGCGTCCATGGCATGACCTCTGCCACGGGCACCGAGGCGACCCCCTTTAGTGCTGCGGTCTAACGACAATTGAGCGGGGCTTCGGCCCCGCTTTTCTTTTTGGAGTAAGAGATGCCCAAAGGCGTCTATGAGCGAAAAACCAAGGAAATCCCAAATATGGCTTCCGAACCCGTCAAGATGTTCCCAGTCGTGCTGAGCAAGAATTACGTTCCAAGAGGCGAGTATGAAATCGTCGGCTATCTTAAGGAGGCCGTCGAGCGCAAGAATGCGATAGGCAAGATGGAAATCATCGAGCCGGAAAAGTTCATTGACGGCGAGATGAAGCCGCACGCGACGCCGGGCGTGGGTTACGGCGCCATTGAGAAGGATGGCAAGGTTCTCGTCAACGCCAAGATTTGGGCCGGCACCACCATTCGTCTCCCGATCGACGAGGCGAAATTGCTGGTGTCCAAGAAGATCGCCGAACGGGCCGATGCCATCGCTGCCTGATCCCTCTCGGATTCCCGACGAAGCCTGGGAATTCGAGAAGCTGTCGGATGACGGTCTCAGGCGACATTACGTCTACTGGATCGATAAGGAAAAGGGTCTCGGCTATCGCAAGACCGAGAACCTTGTCGAAGAAGAGCTTCTGGCACGCAATCGCGATAGCCTGAACGAGTCTTACGGCAAGCGGTTTCGGGATGACGCAATCGGCACGAAGATGGCGAGCATCCCGCTTAACATCTTCTATCGCGACTTCGCCAATCGGCTGAAAGACGGAGACACCGACTTCGTGAAGTGGTGGCTCAACAGTGAACAGAACCGTCCCTATCGCACCTTTAGAGGCAAGGTTTAATGGCGCTCGCCAACTATACCGATCTTGTCAGCGCGGTAGCGGACTGGCTGGCGCGTGACGACCTGACCTCGCGCATTCCCGACTTCATTACGCTTGCAGAGGCCAAGTTCAACCGCGTCCTCATGCATCCGAAAATGGAAAGCCGGGACACGCTCACGGTCGATACGGGAGCGGCGAGCCCTGAGTTCCTGACACTGCCGACCGGATTCCAGGCCATGCGCAGCGCAAGGCTCTCTGGCGTCACTGGCAAGCCGCGTCTTGAGTTCATGACGCAGACCCAGATGGACGATTATCGCTACTCCATCGACAACGTGAGCGCTCAGCCGGTCTATTTCTCCATCTATGGCGATGAGATGGAGTTGGCGCCGACGCCGAACGAGGATTACACGGTAGAGATTGTCTATCGGGCCAATATTCCCGCCTTGACCGCCAGCAACAACACGAACTGGCTGATGACGCTGGCGCCGGACCTCTATCTCTATGGTGTTCTGCTTGAGGCCGCTCCTTACATGCAGAACGACAACAGGCTGTCTGTCTGGGGCACGGCGCTTGCCACTGTCATTGATCAGCTCAACGCCCATGGCGAGCGGCAGACGGCCAATTCCGGTCCGAGCACGATCTGGCTTCCTGGGGTTACGCCCTAAATGCCGTTGCTTCCGTTCGGGGCCTGGCAGCCGGATAATTCGGACTATGAGAGCCAGTCGCTTGCGCACGACATCCAGAACGTGCTGCCTCGGGCGGACGGTTATGGACCGTTTAAGGATTTCGCTGCGCTGTCGCAGGCGCTTCCCGACACATGTAGGGGCGGCTTTTATGCCCTGAAATCTGACGGCTCGGTGGCCGTGTTTGCTGGGACGGAAGACGCCCTCTACCTTGCCAATAACACGGATTATTCGTGGACCGACGTGTCCAAGGGCGGGAGCGCCTATTCCTCGCTGTCCAGCGACGCGCAGTGGCAATTTGCGCAGTTCGGCAATCTCGTCTTCGCGACCCAAAAGAACGCCGTTCTTCAGGTCTACAATCTGTCATCGTCAACCGAGTTTGATGATTGCGCCGGCTCACCTCCGCAGGCTTCCTATATCTCGGTTGTCGGCCGCTTCCTTGTTCTTTCGGGTCTTCTGTCCAACCCGTTTCGCATCCAATGGTCGGGCCTAAACGATACCACCAACTGGACGGCCGGCACAGCATCGTCGGACTATCAGGACTTTCCTGATGGTGGCATTGTGCGCGGCGTGGCCGGCGGCGAATATGGGACCGTGTTTCAGGACCAGGCCATTCGGCGGATGTCCTACATCCCCGGCGACGAGCTGATTTTCCAGATCGAGCGCATCGCGCAGGATCAGGGCCTCTTCGCTCCCTACAGCATCGTTCGCGCCGGCATCTATACGTTTTTCCATTCGGCTCAAGGCTTCTTCAAGATCGAGCCGGGCGGGCTCCCGCAGCCGATCGGGCGTGAGAAGGTTGACCGGACGTTTTTTGACGATCTCGACAAGACAGATTTGAAACTGTTTGTCGGAGCGTCAGATCCGCGCTCGACCCGTGTGTTCTGGGCCTACAAGTCAACGTCGGGAATCTCCGGTCTTTACGACAAGATAATCGGCTACGACTACGTTCTCGATCGCTGGTTTCCGATCACTGTGTCGGGCGAGTATCTGATGGGGATGTCCCAGCCGGGTATCACCTTGGAAAACCTCGACTCGATCTCGGCATCGATCGATGCTCTCGGGGCTTCGTTGGACAGCTTCGCGGTCTCGACGCAGCCGCTCATTGCGCAGTTCTCCAGTGAGCACAAGATGGGCTTTTTCTCAGGCTCGAACCTTGAGGCCACGCTTGAGACATCGGAGCAGGGCACGGACGGCCGCAGAATCTATGTGAACGGTTTTCGGCCCATCACGGATGCTGCCACGTTCTACGGATCTTGCTCCTATCGCGAGACCCAGCAGGACACGCCAACTTCGACCGTTGAAATCGCGCGCAGCTCGCGAACGGGGCGCTGCGACATGCGCCGATCGACCCGTTACAGCCGGTTCAAGACGCGCATTCCGGCTGCAACCCAATGGACCTATGCGGCTGGTGTAGAGCCTGACGTGACACAGGACGGGCTGGTCTGATGGTCTATGCGCCAGGCACGCTTGAGAAAGACCCGAAGAAGCAGAACATTGCCTTGCAGCGTCATGCCGCTGGCATTGCGACGAACACGACCGATATTGCGACGAACACCGCTGATATCGCGACCCACACGGCAGACATAGCGACAAATACCGCCGACATCGCTACGAATGCGAGCAACATATCCAGCCTACAAACCTCGGTAACGACCCTGCAAACCCCTGGGACGGGTCTAGGTGGAGGCGGCGGAAGCTCGTTATCAGTTTCGTTATCGAAGATTACCGCGTCGCTTTCTGGCGACGTGGCGCTCAACAATACATCTAACTATTTTGATGGTCCGAGCATTGCGCAGGGATCGTCCGGGACGTGGTTTGTAAGCGGATCGGTGACGCTGCAAGACACCTCTGGCGGGGCCACATTCACTGTGAAGCTGTGGGACGGAACTACGGTTATAGCTTCTGGCGTGGCGAATACGTCGGCGGCGAGCGGTCGCGCGGTAGTTCATCTGTCTGGCTATATGGCTTCGCCGGCCGGAAACCTAAGAATTAGCGCGTCGGACGGGACGAGCACTAACGGCAAAATCCTCGCAAACAACAGCGCTAACTTGAAGGACTCAACGATAAGTGCCTTCCGAATTGGTTAGCCTGCTATGCGTCGATCCAGCTCGCATCGATGAGATGTGGCCGCATGTGCGGGACAAGATCAGGGCGGCGGTTGAATGCACTGGTCTGAGCAATTTCGCTGACATTGAGGCTGATGTCTTGACGGGAATGCAACTCGTCTGGGTCGCATGGGACGGCAAGGACATTCTAGCTGCCGCAACAACCGAGCTAAGCAGACCCCTCAGTAAGGTTTGCACTCTGACGGCCTGTTCTGGTCATGATCGTGACCGCTGGCTGCCGCTGATGGAAAAGATAGAGCAATACGCAAGAGACGAAGGCTGCTCCTCGATGCGCATCTATGGGCGCAAGGGTTGGGAGCGGGTGTTGACCGGCTACAAAGCCGAGCACGTCATTTTGGAGAAGGGCCTTTAAATGGGCGGCACGTCTAAGTCTACCACCACGCAGAACTCGACCACGGCTCCTTGGGAGCCGGCGCAAGGTGCTTTGAATGGCATCCTGGGCCAGCTCAATAGCTACCTTCCCCAGACGGGCCTGACCGGCGCGCAGAACTCAGCGCTTAACCAGATCGTGCAAAACGGCAGCACGACCGCCGGCTATGCTCCGCAGGTTCAGGGCATCACCAAGGAGCTTCTGGGCGGTGGCGGCGCGACCAACCAGGCCGGCGCGATCAATCAGAACTATCTCGACTATCAGAAGGCCACGCAGCCGCTTGCGTCGAACACGAACTATAACCCCTATGAGACTCCGGGGTTCCGCGACGCGATCAGCACCCTTACGTCCGACATCACCAACGGCGTGAACGGCAAGTTTGCAGCGGCGGGGCGGGATTTCAGCGGGGCCAATTCACAAGCCCTCGGCCGCGGCATCATGCAGGGCGTCGCCCCGACCATTGCCGCTCAATACAATCAGAACATCCAGAACCAGCAGGGCGCGGCAGGCAACCTCTACAGCGCCGGCAATACGACCTCGGGCCTGCAGAGCGGACTGACGCAGCAGGATCTCGCCAACAAGACCGCAGGCGTCGGGGCGATCTCTAGCGGATTGTCCGCGCTCAACTCCGGCTCCAACTCCACGTTGGGAGCAGAGGCAGCGCGCCTTGGCATCCCGCTGCAGAACCTTGGGCTGCTCGCCAATATCGGCATTCCGATCGCTGGTTTGGGTTCGCAGTCGAACGGCACGAGCACGTCGGAAAACCAGATGTCGGGTGCGCAGCAGTTCGCCACCATCATGAACGGGTTCGGCCAGTTGATGCCGAAAGCTCCCTTGACCTTCAATTTCTGAGGATCGAATGCCTGGTCTTCTCGACTACAACTTTGATCCTTCCGTGTTCGGCGGCGTTGGCGGGCTGTTGTCTCGCCTGATGCCGACCGTCAACGCGAATCCCGAGCCGTCCGCCGGCTTTCAGGATCAGCCTGCCACGTTCAACGAACGATGGAGCGCTCTTTCTGGGGCGGCCCCGGCCGCGTTTACTCCGTCTGGGCGCAGCTTCGATACGGCAACCTTTGATCCGGCCACTTATGCCCCGAACCAGGCGCAACCGATTGCTGTAGGCAGCTATCAGATGCCGCGCGTTGGGTCGGCTGATTTGTATCAGCCCCAACAGGCCGCCCTGCCGCAGAACGCAACTCCGACGCAGGGACAGGTTGCCCAACCCGTTCAGAACGTAGCTCAGCCTGACAGCTTTAATCCTATTGCGCGCGGCTTTGAGGGCTTTGCCCGCAATCTGCATACTGGTCCGATAGGCGCGATCATAGGGGGCATTGGTGCTGCTGCGGGGCTGGGTCGCGGTAACCAGACCGAACAAGCCTTGGTGCGGAAGGGCATCGATCCGGTTCTCGCCCGCAACATCGCGTCCGATCCTGTCTTGCTGCGCGCTGTCCTCCCGCACGTTCTCGGCATCAACGGGCAGACCGACGACATCAAGGAATATCAGTTCGCCAAGCAGGAAGACCCGGGCCTGACCTTTGAAAAGTTCATGGCTCGAAAGAAGGCGGTTTCTGGCGAATACTCGCTAACGCCTCAGTACGGCACTCGCATCAATCCACAGACCGGGAAAGAAGAAACGGTCCTGATCCAGACCGGCAAAAGTGGCGAGGCCATCCAGACCAAACTGCCCGATGGCGTGAAGATTTCGAGCGGTGTCGATAAGGTCGATCTCGGCACGCAGTGGGGCATCATCGACAAGCGAACCGGCAATCTGATCGGAACGCAGCCAAAGGATATTGCCGGTAAAGAGGCCGCCGAGGTCAAGGGCAAGGCGCAGGGCGAAGCCCAGGTGGCTCTGCCGGGCGCCGTTTCTGACGCCGAGCAAACCAAGACGAAGATCGACCAACTCCTCAACAGCGAGGGCCTGGACTCGATCGTTGGTCCGCTGGATCAGTTCCGCCCATCGTGGACCTTGGGCGAGAAGGGCCGCGATGCTCTTGCTCGCTATAACCAGCTCAAGGGCTCGGCCTTCCTTAGCGCTTATGGACTTCTCAAGGGCGGCGGCGCGATCACCGAGGTTGAGGGCAAGAAGGCTGAAGACGCGATGGCCCGCATGGACCGCGCCCAGAGCGAGGCCGACTTCAAGCAGGCGCTCCGTGACTTCCGCGACGCGATTGACGTTGGCGTCGCCAAGCTCAAGGCCAAGGCCGGCAATGGCGCTGTAGCTCCGGCCGCCGCTCCCTCGACCAACCTCAAAGCCAAGTACGGTCTCGATTGATGGCTGATCTCACGCGCATCAAGAGCAACATCGCCAAGATGATTGCCCAGAACGCTCCCGAAGCGGATATCGATGCGTATGTCGCCAGCGAGGGCGTTTCCCTTAACGACCTGAAGAAGCCAGCCGCTCCTGCGCCTGACAAGTATCAGCAGGCAGCGATTGACGAACGCAATGCGCTGCAGGCCAAGGGCATAGATACGGGAGCCAGCCTGACGCGACGGCTTGCTCAGGGCGCGACCTTCAACTTGGCTGACGAGATCATGGCGGGGCTCTCGACCCCGCTTGAGATGGTCAAGCGCGGCACGCTGGACCCGCGAGAGGCGTATAACTACGCGAAGGCCAGAGAGGATCTGATCCTCAATGACGCCCGCCAGAACACGGGCGCGGCAGGCACGGCGGCTGAAATCCTCGGCGGTGTCGGCTCCGGTCTCGGCGCGGCGCGGGCCGGCCTGTCGTTTGCTAATGTAGCGCCGAATGCTGGCCTGCTCGGTCGTAGTCTGGCCTCGGCAGGCGATAGCGCAGTGATGGGCGGACTTGCCGGAGCGGGTGAGGGCAATTCGCTCGGTGAGCGTGCTCAGAACGCCTTGACGGGCGGCGCCTTGGGTGGCGCTGTCGGCGGCGTCGCTCCCGGCCTTGTCTCGCTGGCCGGGCAGGCTCTTTCGCCTGTCATCAGCAACATCCGCGCCCGGATCAACCCGGAAGGGTTTGCGCAGAGTCAGGTTGCCCGCGCCATTCAGGAGAGCGGCCGGGCTCCGAACCAAATCAGCCTCGACATGGTGCAGGCCGCCAATGAGGGGCAGGGCGCTTTCAATCTCGCTGATGCGCTTGGCAACTCGGGCCAGCGGATGCTTTCAACAGTCGCCAGAGCGCCCGGAGAAGGCCGTACAGCGGTTGTGAACGCCTTGGAGGGCAGACAGGCAGATCAGGGCCGGCGCGTGGCTGCGGCGCTCTCTGAAGGCTTTAATGCGCCCCAG